CGGAGCTGCCCACTGACCTCGGTATGACCCTTTGGGCCGCTTGGTCCTCAGAAGACCCCGAATTTCATAATGATTGGGTCGGCGCCAACCCCTGCGAGGAGGTCTGGAAGTCCTTCCGCAAAGGCCCGGTCAGCCTCGGCACGCTCTTCTATCTGGCGGACCAGCAGATGCCTGGGCGGCTGTGGCTGCCTGAAGACTTGCGCAAGGTTGTCGCTGAAGTCGAGAGCGACAACGTCACCCGGATTCGCAATGTCGTCCTGAACTTCGCCGAGGTGGTGAAGCGGGCCAAGACGATCCAAGAAATCGAGAACCCGGCTGAGGCTGCTCACGCCATGAACACGCTGGCCTTGGAGGCTGGCTACCGGGACGCTGGTGCTCTTGAGCGCCTTCTCATCTCACAGCTCCAATTTGAGGAGCAGGATGAGGTGATGAGCCTCGAAACGTTGCTCAGCAAAGACCTCAAATTTGAATACTTGATCCCAGATCTGCTGCCCTGCCCGGGTGTCGTGATGGTCCACGGCGCTGGTGGTGATGGCAAGTCGATGTCCGCTTGGACCATCGCTAAGCACGTTGCCCGTGGCCTGCCATTCAACGTTCGGGGTGACCTCGTTCCAGTGCAGCAGGGTCCGGTGTTGATCCTGAATGGTGACCAAAGCGAGGTGCAGGTTCAGCAGCAGATGCGCGACTTGGAGTTCACCGACTCCGATCCAGTGCATGTGCAGATGGGTTGGGACCTGAACTGGTATTTCCGCTTCATCAAGCTGGTCAAAAAGCACAAGCCCAAGCTGGTAATCATTGACTCCATCACTGGCTGTAGCCGGGGCTCTGCCTTTGATGAGAACAAGAAAGAGTTCGCTAGCCCCATCTACTGGCTGGCCAACAACAACGGCAGGACCTTTGACGCCTGCACGATCTTGCTAATCCACCACGCCAACAAAACTGGCGGCTTCCGTGGCACCACCGCCATCCGGGACGCTGTGGACGAGGTGTGGGGGCTGCGTCGTCCAGATAAGAAACAGCTGGAGCACCTCGGCAGCAATGCCCGTTTGATCTCGGTTGAGAAGTCCAGGGCTGGCCGTGATGGCACCAAGCTGCTGATGAAGCTGGAAGACGACCTGACGTTCTCGCTGGCGGACTACGTCGAGGTGGACGAGGACAGCGCCAGCCCGGCCTCTGTGGTCGATCGGGTGCTCAACCGCCTGCGCTCGGCTTATCCCCGTGCTTTGAGCCGTCCTGAATTGGCTGCTGATCCGCTTTGCGGTGGAAGCGTGGCCGGCATCCGCAAGGGGCTCCAGCGTCTCGTTTCTCGCGGACTGATTGAGGTTGCCGGTTCCACCCAAGGTTCAAAGGGCGGTTCTCCAGCCAAAACCTATCGAGCTGTGCTCTCGCGTGATATGTGTGTGAATGTGTGTCCCACTAGGGAAAAACCCAGTCAGGTACTGGAATCCCCAGTGGGACAGGGGGATGGGGTGTCCCACTGCCAAGAGCGGTTGGAACGGGAAAATCCTGGGATGATTCAGGCCGCTGCCGAAACGATCAAAAAGCAGTGGGACACCCCCTCACCTAGTCCCACTGCTAAATCCAGTGCTGCCAAGGCTTCTGCCCAAGTGGGACAGGATTTGCATATATCCCCAAGGGAAGAACGCACGGCCGATGAGCTGAACAAGCTCCAGCAGGACGCTTCGGACTTCTGGAACTGATGGTTCGACTAATCGCGCCTACCTTTTTCCTATGGCCGGTGAAATTTCTGGCATGGTTGTTGTGGAGGAATCCCGTGGCAAAACCTGAACCGACTCCCCCCAAGCCGTTTCGTAAGCCTGTCCTCGCCTACACCATCGGTGACATTCCCACCGAGCTGATGGCGGTGATCAGGATCGAGTGGCTGAAGGGGAACGGTTCCGCCAGCGAGGTGGAGGAGTACCAGATCGAGGAATGCCCCGATGCCCAGGCGCAGTTCAGCTACGTGGTGGGCACCGCTCTGCGGCAAGGGGCTGACGTGTGCGTACTGACCCAGTACCAGCCCGTTGACCTTGGCGTTGATGAGTGAGGCAGGTGGGGAGCTTGCCGGAGCAGTCCTCCCCTCACCGTCGCCTGCCGTCGGCGGACGCTTCGAGATTCCTCAATAGAATTTCGAACCGCCAAGTTAGCCCATGCGGGGCTTGACCGCACGGCTCTTTTGTGTAACGCTAGAGGCAGGTCAGCAATGGCCTGCCTTTTTTATTGAATTACATGAACCACACCACGCCAATCCCAAACCTCAAGCTCAGCCCTTGGTATTACGCCGTCCTGGCAGCCAAGGCTGTGATGCAACAGAAGATCACCGAGATGGAGCAGGCCGGTATCGTCAGCCCCGCCTTCTACATCGCCCGACTCGCAGAGCTTGAGGAGTTGGAGCAATTCCTGAAGATGAGCTGGGACCAGTGGATGGATTCCTTTGCTGTTGACCAGACTGCCGTGGAGGAAAGCAAGTGAGCCAAGTTCTTGAAATTGACAGCCTTGAGTTTGACCATGACGGCCTCCTCCGCGTCACTGCTGTTGTTGATGAAGTTGTTCTCGTCCGCAAGCAGACGATCTTTGACCCGCCGGAGTACGGAGCTGCCCTGTGCCGAGGCTCCTTCTACCTTTCGGATGAAGATCTAGTCCCAGCGACCGATGCCCTTCTCCGAAAACTCATCTCCGACCGAGTCGATGACTGGGCACCAATCGACCCGGACGATTGAGCTGACGCTGGTAAGCGATCTTCGCAACGCCGAGGACTACGACGACTGGGAGTACGGCACCGAGCCCATCCCCGGCGACACACACTGGGTCAAGATTCGCACCCTGACCCAGCTGTATCGCCACCTCATCTACGTCTTCACCACCAGCAACAGCATCTGTTCCAGCCGCCTCGCTGAGCTAGCCATCCACGAGATTCTTAAACTGCGTCTCACGGATCTAGCTCGGGTGCGGCAACAAGACCCCAACTTTTTCGCATGAACTACGAAGAGTATTACCGCCAATCACGGGCGTACAACTACAACGACCTGGCCGAACTGCGCATGGCCGCTCACGGCTTGGGTCGCGACAACACTGAGGTGCCCGAGTGCTTCAAGCACCAGTTTGCTGATCGTGCGGCATACGATGAATGGCTGGAGGAAAAGCGCAGGCTTTACTTCGGCTGATTTCTTCAATCTGCATGACCGATCTGAACGACGCGCCGTTTTACAGGTCCTACCTGCTGAATCGGACCATCTACCTGCACGAGATCAAAAAGCTCTCGCACGACGACCTCCACATGCTCAATGTGGATACGCTCGCTGCCCTCAATGAAGCCCGCTTCCGTTACGACCAAATTGAGGACAAGCAGTCGGATGTAGCTGGTGGAGAGTACCGCCGCATCAAAGTGGCGGGTTACTTTCAAGCAGCAATCCGTTTAGAACTCGATAGCTGAGTTCTTCTTCTATTACACTGCTCACGCTCCAGCTCATGCAAATGCACATCCTTTCTGATTCCCAGCACAAGGAACTCACTCAAACTCTCAGCAAGCTCCAATCAATTCTTGGCGGATCCGTCAGTGTCTCTTTGGATTCCAAGCCTGCTAGTGCCCCGGTGGCTAAGGCTCCTGCCGAAACCAAGCCCAAAGCAGTCCGCCGTACCCGTAAAGGGCGCCGCAACATCCTGAACGAGACCAAGGTTGTCACCATCAAGCACCGCCTCGGTGCTGGTGAGTCTGCCCCAAGCATCGCTCGCGATTTTGGTGTGGCGCCCAACGTGATCTACAGCATCAAGTACGGCCTCACCTGGAAGCACGTCGAAGTGCAGCAGGACCACGCGCCCGCTTCAATCGACGCATGATCCTTCCCGACTTCGAGATTGTTTGTCTCGCAAGGCGTGGAATGGTCAACCCTTACGACCCCAAGCTGGTCAACCCAGCCAGCTTGGACGTGAGGCTTGGCGAGAACATGCTGATTGAGGACAAGCAAACCGCCGAGTTACAGCCCTTCTCGATCGCTGGGTTTACGAAGGAATCTCCTTTCGTGCTCCAGCCACGCGAGTTCGTACTGGCGGAAACGTTTGAGCGCTTCAAGCTCCCAGATTCGGTGGCGGGACAGCTGGCACTCAAGTCGAGTCGTGCCCGTGAAGGGATTGAGCACCTTATGGCTGGGTACATCGACCCGGGCTACGAGGGCCGCTTGACGCTCGAACTCGTGAATGCTCGTGTACTTCACCCGGTGCCGCTTTGGCCAGGGATGAGGATTGCGCAGATTGTGTTCCACAAGATGTCACTCCTTCCGAATAACGACTATTCAGTGACCGGGCGCTATCAAGGGGATCAGACAGTTCAAGCCTCTAAAGGATGATGAACGAATTTCGACTAACTGCCGTGGACTCGGTAAACCACCCTTCCCACTACACAGCTGGGAAAACGGAGGTTCTTGAAGACTGGGTGAAGGCCGCGCCCGATCCTGTTCTTGGGGGCCTCCAATGGCAGGTTATCAAGTACCTCAGCCGTATGTGGTTGAAAGACAACCCTTACGAAGATGCCCGAAAGGCTCAGTGGTACCTGAACCGCCTCGTCAACCGCATGGCTGCTGAGGCTTACGTCGAAAAATGAGGCACTGGTGGCGAGTCCTCGCCCTTGCTGTCGGAGAGAAAGCGCACCAGCACAATCGGATCGCTGATCAGGTTGCGTTGGTGCGTCTTTTTATCCTTAGCGCCTACATGACAACCAACCTATTTATTTGTGCTGGAGTAATTCGCCACTGGAATGACTAACGAATTTCTGCTCAACGGCGCCAGTTACCGCGCTCTTTGCTTTGAGCTTCTTGTAGAACTCAAAAAGCATGTTCGCAAGACCCACCCGCTGGTCATCAAAGTTGAGAATGTTCTGAAGCCGCCGCCGAACGGACGAAAGTTCGAGCGCGGTGAACACAACGTTTCAGCAATCTTGACTCCAGAGCTTGTGCAGAAGATGCGCAAGCTCAGAGAAGAGGGATGGACATATCCCCAGCTCTCAAAAGAATTTGATGTTGATCCAAAACATGCTTGGCGTATCTGTAACCGAAATGCTTGGGCCTGGGTCGAATGACTACTCTTCCACTCAAAATCAATGAACGGCTTTGCTACAACTGCGGCAAAAACACTCGCAATCCGATCTACTGCTGCAAGTGTTACAACAAGACTCCAGCTGGACGATTGGAACTGAAACGCGAGGTGATGATGCGCAAGTATGCGCGTCTTGATGGTGGCGCCAGCTGCAGAAACTGCGTCCACTGGGAAAACAAGTGTTTGCTTGGGATCCCGGAGGCTGGTTCCGTTTACGCAGAGGACTGCCCGGCTCGGGAATCTATTAGTGTGTTAGAGTAGCCCGCAAGTTAGCCCTACCAGGCGTGCGCATTCTCCAAGGCATCGAGCATCTCCACACGCTTGAGGACGCAGATCTCGTTGCGTTTGACGTGGAAACCACAGGGCTCCAGCCAGCTATCGGTGGCCTGCGGTTGCTTCAGTTGGCCACGCCTGGCAAGGACCCCGTTGTCATCGACATGTGGGCATTGGGGCCTGAAGAAGAGATCGAACTTGACGACTTCTTTGCTGTCGAGCGCACGTGGATTGCGCACAATGCTGTGTTTGACCTCGGCTGGTTGCAGGAGCATGAGGTATATCCACAGGGCACAGTCTTGTGCACCATGCTGGCCAGTCGGATCCTGACCAACGGGATGCCGAACATCAAGAACGGCCTAAAACATGTTGTTCACCGTTATCTCAAACGTGAGATTTCTAAGGAAGAACAGGCCAGCGATTGGTCCCAAGAGCTGACAACGAGCCAGCTGGAATACGCGGCTACCGATGTACTGGTGTTGCTTGAGTTGTATGAGCAAATTCAGCAGCGGATGGCGACCGGGCGGCTGCACCGTGCTTGGCATCTAGAGTGCGCTGCGTTGCCGGCGATGGCACAGCTCTGGCGCACCGGGCTGCCCTTTGATGAGAAGTCATTGCGCCAGCTGATTGAAGATCTCGACATCGAGCACAACGAGATCGGCACCAAGTTCATCGAGGATTTTGATGCCGCATTACCGCATGAAGAGAAGCTGTTCCGCGCTGAGGATGGGACGATCAAGTACCAGACAAAACCGGGACCAAAAGGAAAAAAAGCTGACCCTGAGGTTTTCAACCTTAATAGTCCTGTCCAACTCCTAAAGAAATTCACTGCACTGCTCGGTGAAGCCCCGGTTGATATGAAGTCGGGCAAGAAAAGCGCCAGCAAATCAGCGCTGCAGGAGTACGTCGGGGATCACGTGGTGATTGCGGACTACTTGCGCTGGAAGCGGGTGGAGAAACGGCGGCAGATGGCAGAAACCCTGCTGAAAAACCTGAGCAAGGACGGATTTATTCGCGCCAGCTACCTGCAGATGGGGGCTGACACCGGCAGGATGAGTTGCATGAGTCCAAACCTGCAGCAGATTCCGAGGGATAAGCGGTTTCGGGCGTGCGTTCAGGCTCCAGCTGGGTGGAAGTTGGTGGTGGCTGACTACGGTCAGATGGAGCTGCGCTTGGCAGCGGCAGAAGCTCAGGATCCTTTAATGACAGAGGTGTTCCAGCAGGGAAAGGACCTTCATACGATTACTGCTACGCAGATCTATGGCGTGGGGGAAGATGAGGTCACGAAGGAGCAGAGGCAGGTCAGTAAAAGCGCGAATTTTGGCCTCTTGTACGGAAGTGGGGCGAAGGGGCTCAGGAATTACGCGGCGCAGATGGGCATCCAGATGGATCTTGATGAAGCGGCTGAGGTCCGGCAAAAGTTCCACGCTGCTTATCAAGGCATCTCCAAATGGCAGCACGAAAATGCTCGCGCTGCT